TTTGATCCTGCATGAAATCTATAAATAGTATTCGCACCATGTAATGCTGTGTCTAGCTGTAATACAAAAAGTTCAATTATTGCTGAAGGGTTTATCTTTTGAACTTCACTGAAAACAGGGCCAGTACTCATGGTTCAAACACCTCTCTAAACGTAGCCTGTATCGTAGCTCTGTTTAAATATGGTATTGATTTACTCCATGATTCACAAACAAACTGAGAAGAGCTTGCTTCTCCAGGTGGTGTAAAAGTAAAGCTGGCACTATCATTTGCTCTTGCATCAAGAAAAGTCTCTATTGTATCTGCATCTGATTCTGATACTTCAAAGGTGAAGTTAAATGTTTTTGGATTTTGATGCTCTGCTAATCCAAATAAAATTCTATGTTCAAACCCATCAGCAAAACGAACTATTCGTGTATTTGGTGCGGATCTTTTTTGCTGTCCATATTTAGGAGTAATAGATGGAAAAGTAGCCATTATGCAAGTAAACCTCCAGGTCTTTTTTGATTTAATATTTCAGATTGTACTGCTGCTGAGATAACTCGACCAAGTTCTCTACCACCTTGTTCATCTCCTTCAACAGAAGAACCAGAAGCGTCTACGTTTACGACTACATTTGTAGATCCACCAAGAGCATGATTTGGTGTAATCATTCCTGACACTCCAGGTGTGAATAATTCAGGGCCAAAAATTGCCATATTTAATGCAGCATCAGCTAATTTATTTAATACATTTCTTAATACGTTATTTAAAGTTTCTGTGCCCTGTATTAAACCTTTAATTCCATTACCTATATCTTGAGCAATAATATTTGAAAGCTGTCTAAATGGATCTGCTAGTGCTTTTGCGTTGTCAAAGATCTGTTGTTGAGTATCTCTAACAATTTTTAGCTTTTCAATTTTATCTTCTAATTTCTGATTTACTTCACTAGTTCTTTGTGATTCTAAAAGTTTTAATTCATTATTAAGATTATCTAATTCAAATTTTTCTTTTAATATGTTTAAATCTTCGGTGCTTGTTGTTAAACGTTTTTGTTCAAGTTCTAAAGCTTGTTTTAAAGGTTCTAATTCTTTTACTTCAAATTGACGTCGATTTGCTTGCTTAGATTTACCCAAAAGATCATCAAAATCAAGATTATTCGGATTCAAATTAAAATTTAATGGATCATTAGCTCTATTAAAAGGATTACGAAATTTATCGCCAGTAGGACTAAAGAACTCATCAAAAAGACTACCTCTTTTATCAAAATCAAAAGCATTTGCAGTAAAAAAATCTACAATACCTGTCAGATTTCTTGAAGTTCCCTCAGGTTTTTTACCTTGTATTAACTTATTTAATTCTTCTATTAATGGACCTATAACTTTTGATGTCAAGACAAGCAAAGATGTTCCTAATAAATTAATCTCATTATTAAATTCATTCATTCTTTCGGTATTCTCTTTTATTTGTTCTTGAGTTAAGCCAAATTCTTCTGCAAATTTATTAAGGAGAAGTGCCGAAGCATCAGAAGTCATGCCTAATTCATTCATTCTTAAAACTAAATCTCCTGTTTCTGTATTAGCTAGTCCTAATTTTGTTACTAATGTCTCAATATTTTCTGTTGGTTTTGCAAGTGCTTTTGTTAGTTCATCTAAAGCACTACCAATAGTCGTACCAGCTATGGAAAGTGCAAATCCAAATTGACCCATGCCAGGAATAGCTGATAAAGCTCCACCTGCCACGCCACCTAAAGCACCACCTACAGCAGCAGTTGGTCCTTGCCCAAACAATAAAGGAAAACCACCACCAATAATTCCACTTCCAATGGCACCTCCTATCCCTCGTCTCAATGCTGCGTTTGCAGCTTTATTTTTAGCCATAGCTAATTTATTTTCAGCTTCTATTTCTTGTTGTGTGACTCTTATTTTTGCTTCTTTTAAAGTTATACCTTCTTTCATTCTTAATTTTTCCACTTTTAAAGCTCGATCTTTTATTTTTTGTTGCCTAATAAATTTATCTTCTACTTTTACAACATTTTTCACAGCTTGATTAAATTCTTTTGTACCTATAGCTGCTTCATCTAAAGCGTTTCTAGCATCTTGAACAGATTTTGATAAATTATTAAAATTTTTAATAGGTTTTTTCCCTGATACTTCCGCAGTTGTATTTACAAATTTAATTTTTTTTCTTAATTCATCTGTTTTTTTATTAACACGATCTAATTCTTTTGCACCTGCAATAGCTAATTTTATTGAAACACTATAATCAGGCACTTCTTAAAAATTAAAATATTTATTTCATTCTACCTCTTTTACCTTTTAAAGCACTACTTCTTTGTGATTCTTGTCGCTGTTTTTCAAAATTCTCTGATTCTATTTCTGCATAAGCAGCCCAACCTATCATCTCTTCTACAGTTAAAGTATCCGACAATTCAGCTACAGTTTTACCTAATTCCTTTGCTAAAGAATAAATAAACATCCAACTATTATCAGCTTTTTAATTCGGCTTTAGCCTCTTCCACCCCCTTTGTTTGACCAGCTTCTATCATCGCCAGTTGTATCTCCTGCAAGATATTAGCTTCAACTTCTCTTCTTAATGAAGCTTTGTCACCATCTTGAAAAAGTCTATTACCATCTTTATCTAATGCTTTTGTAATCATCAAAGCTAATGCAAAATCATTGACATCATCAGCATTTGATTTCTTTTGTATTGACTCTCTTTCTGCAATGGTAAGTGGATGCCAATAAATAGTCAATATTATCGCTCCATCCTTCTTTACATCATGTTGATATAGCTGGCTTACACCAAAACTATTCTTCAGAAGTTCAATCGCTCTTGTCATAAAATAAGTATTGCTACTTTATTATACTAGGCATTTGCTGAAAATTGGCAAGATATTACACCTACGAAATGACTTCTATCTTCTATATCTAACATTGTAGGACCATTTATATCTTCCACTCTTGGCTTTACACTGTAAGTGTCAACATAATTAGCTGAATTAACAGAAGTTAAACCATCTATAACGATATTTGCAATATTAGCTAAATCCTTAGTACCTGTTTTTTTCGGCACATAAATATTGCATTGAATTACTCCTGCATAATAATCAGTAGCAGCACCTTGATTTTGTATTGTTGATTGTGTGAAATTAATATTCATAACTACATATTTTTGTTCTTGTCCTGGTGTCGTAAAACTTAAATTATCAAAGACTAAAGAAACACTAGGATCTTTATCAGATAATTGATCTGTTACTGCTTGTTCAAAAGCTGCTCTACTATTTACTAAAGTCATAAGACATCTCCATAACCAATTCCAGGAGCTACCCCACCAAAACCTCCTGTTTCTTTTCCAAGTAAGAATAATTTACCTCTCTTTTCTTTCATATTTTCTTTAATAATCTGACCCATACGACCTTGTATAAAATTTTGAATCTTGCCTCCTTCTAAAGCATAAGAGGCATATTTAACAGTATTACCAATAAAAACAGTTTTTTTAATATTAAATGTTCTATTAACTTTAAATCTTGGTTGTACTTTTGGATTTGATGGTCTTGACTGAGTTGATGTCCACCCTTCTCCTCCCTTTGGTAAATTAAGTTTACTATGTTGTTTTTTTATTTCAGACCACGGCTTAAATTTTAAAATATCATCTTTTGCCTTTGGTGGAGAATTTGCAACTTTCCAACTAGAAGCAAAAAAACCTGTATAAACTGGACTATGTTTTTTTGTTCCTAGACTTTTATGTGCTTTTCTTATAACAGTGTTAAAATCACGATTAAGTTGTGCTTCAAGATCGCCAACAATATCACTTTTTAAAAAATCTTTAGCCATTAAAAACGTACCAAAACTGTAAACAAATAAATTTGTCCTCCTTTTTTTGTGTCAATATCAAATATTTGTGCAGTTCTTTCTTTGCCATTAAAAGTTAATTTTATCTTGTCATTAATTGTTATTTGATTATCTCCAATCAGATCAGGGGTAATGTATAATTTTGCTTCTCGTTCTTCTTGACCTTCTACCTCTTCACCTCTTATAAACTCTATTGGTACTTTGATATCTGTAAAAGTAGTATCAACACTGACTTGTTGACCTGTAGCTACATTATATTGTAATTGACCTTTCTTGATAAAGGTAATAGTTGTATCTAAAGAACTACCTAAATTAGATACAACCTGTTTTGCTACTTTCTTTAATAATGAATCTAACTGTCCTGCCATTATCCTCTCACCACTTTAGTTTGATAAGTGCCAGATCCACCTAACATATACGCACCTAAATAACTTTGTAGCCACGGATATTTGTCCATAACATTATTAACAGTACCAACACCCTGAGTTGTCGTATTATATTTAACTTGTATTTCTCCTAACCTTACTTCAGATAAATTACCATCTGTACCTGTGTTACCTGTCATGGCATCTGTTTCGTTAGCCAAAGCTCTTGCAAGTTCAAACTGTGCATATTTAATATTATTTGGAATTGTTGTACAGGTAAGTTCTACATTATCAATCGTGTAATTATTCCTTGGAAATTTTAGTGCCTGTCCATTATCACATCTTGATCCATAGTAACTCAAGGTATCAATCCATCTTGTAGCTGCGATTAAAGATCTATTCTTTTGGT